GCTATTAAAGAAAACCTGAAGGTAGATCTTGGCGATGTGATTTATTATGTAAATAATGGAACCCGCCAATCTCACGGGGATGTTCAAAAGAAAAAAGATGAGTTAATTATCAACTGTTATCGTTTGGATCCACAAGATATTGAAAATAACCCCGATAAGGTGGGGGAATATAATGTTCCAAGGGCGATTAATACCATCAACAAACGAATTGAACCTCTATTGGTTGTGTTTGATGAAATTGTTCGTGATAACCTTTTGATTGATAATCCAAAAGATAAGTATGTGTTCACAAAAACACAATGTAAACTTATCAATGGTAAGCCGATCAAGGAAACCGACCAAGATTCTTTGGATGAGGTTTTGACTATTTCAGATCAGGAACTTGAATATTGGAGAAAGAGGGGACTTTCACCAAACTATATCTACGAACTTGCAGATTTGGAGTTGGTTAATCCCACTTAATTCCGTCGGAACCCAAGATATACCAGTTTCCACCCATAAATTGGAAATGAACTGCGGTTCCTTTGTTGATTTCTAATTCAGAATACTCTTCATCGATCAATCCTTTATCAGGTCTGATGATGGTTTTGGTTAAGGATTTCACAACGATATTATCTGTTGTTGTGGAATCCAAAGTCAAAATGCAAGTGTCAACTTTTTTCACCAAAAGAACTCCCTCCCCATTGGTTGAATAATCTTTTTCAGAAATTATTGAAATCTCTGATGTTTTTACGAATTTTCCGCCGACGAATTTAAAGACGGGTGTAGATTTTAAAATACTCATATTAAATACTAAAGAATGAATAGGGGAACGCTCTATATTGAAGTGATTTATTTAAGTTTTCTGCTTCAAGAGCTTGTCTTTCCATCATTTTATCGGGTCTTAATCTTTCAAGTCTTAAGGTTAACTCTTCTAATAATTTAGATTTTTCGTCTTTAGCCTCAGTTAAAAGAGAATCGTATTCAAGTTGTAGTTCGGAGTCAGGGGTTTTTAAATTACCACTGAATTTACCTCTTACCCTACCTAAAGTTTCTTTTACATAAGCTACGAACCATCTTCTCACCCAAGTTTTGGAAGGAGTGTTAAGTTCATCCCAAGCGACAACATCAATCGGAATATCTGATGGTAGTTTTACGATGTCTGGATTGTTGGATAAACAAGCGTCTCTGTCCTTATTGTGTGTATCATAATACCAATACCAAACTCTATATTGGTTTCTTTGAATATTTCCAAAGTCAAAGGTACCACCAGGAACGTTATAGAGGTGTAGGGCTTTCTTTCCGTCAGGAAGTGCAGTTACTCTATAAGTTAATTCTCCACCGATCAATCTTTGTTTGATATTTCTATCTTGCATTCTCAAAAGAATATCGAAAGAAGGCATCAAGAAATAGTTTCCTTGAACACCAAACTGAGCGTATCCTGCCGGTCCACCAAGACCCATACCACCGAATCCACCGAATCCACCTAAGAATGGATCAATAAATCCTCCGTTTAATTCTGCTACGGTAAACCAAAGTAATTCGTTGATTTCACGACCTGCGGGTATTTCATATATTTGTTGTCCCGCAACCAAATCTACATAATCTTTTTCTAATACCCAATCTCCACCGGTTTGTAATCCTACAATTTTGGAGTAAGCGTAAGTGTATTGTGTTGCCCAATCTAAATTTCTTGTAATAAATGCTTTTGTAAGTGATTGTTCATCAAGGTTTAGTCCATAAAGTGATGTCCACTGTGATTCAATCAACCACTCATTGATGTATTGAGAGTAATCCTGAATGGAAAACTCCAATAGAGAGTCCATCTGTTCTTCTTCTATTTCAATACTACGGAGGGGAGCCCCGAGCAAGTGAAGAACTCTTTTGTATAAGGTTTCCCTTTCTGATTGACTAATTCCTGCCATTTATCTTTTTTACATAAATATTATAGTTCAACCTTATTTTCTTCTGGGAACCTATATTTACCTGTTGAAATATCCATATTGTTGGTTTTGAAGATTAAAACCTCATCTCTTCTTGAAATAAATCCCATCAGATCTGTGTTATATTTTTTTACCGCTGCGGTTTTATCTATAACATAATAACCTTCTTCATCAATATGATATCCGTCAAAAGGTTTGATCTGAATGGACTTCTTTCCGTCTCCGAAGTCTATATATCCGTCAATTCCATAAAAATCTTCTCTATTTCCAAGACCACTTACAAGTTCAACGGTGACTTTTCCGTTACTTTTTTCTTCACACACCTTTTTGAATCTATTTTCTGTTGCCTGACCTTTTTCGTGTTGTTTCTTTAAAACATCAAGTATCTTTTCCATCACCCAATCTTGGGTAATTTCATCTTTGAAGGATTTTAACATCCCCAAAAATCTGTTGAAATTTTTATCAAAGGTTGCGTTGTCCTCAGATTTTAGATTTAAATTATCCCACCCCTTCTTTTTTGCGATTTTGTTCATCATAAGAACAAGAAAACACATAAGGGTGTAGTTCGTGTTTGCATAACTCAACACGGATCTTCCGGGTTGTTCTATATCATAAAACCCTGACTCAATACCTTGTGATCTATCGGTCTCTTTCCAATTGGAGGAGTACTTGTGTCTAAAAACATCAAAGATAAGTTTGGAGTAGTTCAACTTTTGGTTTCTTGACAATCTGTTGTAAACCACCATTTTAAATCTTGTTCCTTTACAAGGGTCAACCGAGTCTTGTTCAGTCAAAATTCTTGATTCTTTGATCTGTTCTTTGGGTTCTTCTTTCTTTTCTCTGTTAATTTGGTCGTTGTATAACTTATTTACAAACTCCCAGTTCACTACCTTCCAAAAGTTTTGAACATATTCATCTCTTTTATTTTTGTATTTGAGATAATATGCGTGTTCCCAAAGATCCAACCCAAGAAGTGGATAACCACCATTTTTGATGATATTCATAAGGGGATTATCTTGGTTGGAGGTGCAGATAATCTTCAAGGTGTTTCTTTTGGTGAGAACAAGCCAACACCACCCTGATCCAAATTTTCTTGTTGCGGTGCTTACAAACTTGTTTTTGAAATTTTCATAAGATCCGAAGTCTTTTCTGATCCTTTTCAAAATTTCTCCGTGAATATTCTGTTTTTCGGGTGTTAACATTTTCCAAAACAAAGCGTGGTTGAAGGCACCCCCTGCGTTATTTCTTACTGTTGTATTATATCTTGATATATTTTTTACAATCTTTTCAAGATCAACATCGTCTTCACCTAACTTCTTCAATGCGGAGTTTAGGTTCTTTACATAACCCTTATAATGTTTGTTGTAGTGAACATTCATAGTCTCAGGATCAATAAACTTCCTTAAAGATGCGTAACTGTAAGGTAAATTCTCAATCCCAATGGATTTCATTTCTGTTAACAGTGGGTCTTTCTGTTCGGCTAAGATGATTTGGTTTTTTAAAACATCGGTTTTGGTTTCAATAGACATAATGTGATAGTTTCTTAATAAATATTAAGAGAAGTGTTCCGTAATTAAATTTAAGATTTCTTCGGCCACACTTCCGTCATCAACATTATCCCCCATAACGGTTTCAAAAATATCTTTTTTCTTGGTTAGAATATCATAAATCGCACCTTCAATCGTATTTTCAAAGATCGGATAATAAACGCTGACTTTGTTGTTTTGTCCAATCCTGTAAGCCCTGTCCTCAGCTTGAGAATGATCTGACGGGACAAATGATAGGTCGTTCATTATCACCACCTCGGCGGCGGTTAAGGTAATACCGACACCGGCAGCTTTTAAATTTCCGATAAAAACTTTAACATTTTCATCGTTTTGAAATTTGTCCACCGCTTCTTGTCTCTTTGTTTTGGAACAAGATCCATCAAGATAAACACAATCTTTTTTGTAATAATCCACAAACTGATTTAAAGTGTCGGTAAAATTGGTAAAGATAATCACCTTTTTTTCCTGATCTATTGCCGAGTTTGCAATTTCTATTGTATTTTGTATTTTTTCTTGGGCGATTATCTGTCTGACCTTCATTAATTTGGAGAACTGAAGTGCCAAAGATTTGGATTCCTCACTATTTCTATACCACTCATAATATTCACCCATCAAACTCTTATATAAGTTGGATTGTAGATTCAAATAGACGGGTGTTCTAATTTTATCGGGAAGATCCAAGATGTCTTCTTTTAATCTTCTTAAGATGGTGGGTTGAGTTCTTTCTCGGAGTTCTTCAAGATTTGATGCTCCGTTTACATTCCATATCAACCTGTTTCCTGCTCTGAATTGAAATCCGTTACAATACCTTCTTACATATGCCATCCAATTTTGAGCAACGGAAGAGTCAACCAACTCCAAAAGGTTAAAATAGTTAATCGGTCTTGAGGTAAGTGGGGTTCCTGTAAGCAACCAAACCCGACCAATTTTTTCTGCCACATCATTACAAAGTTTGGTTCTCGCTGCTTTTTTATTTTGAATATAATGTGCTTCATCAATAATAACCAAATCAAAGTTTTCTTTAAGAATGGTAGAGTTTTCTCTATTTGATTCATCGTGGAAGTTTTTGATGATATCATAATTTACAATTACATAATCAGCACTTTCCCACTTTTTCCCTTCAACTATTGATATGGTTTTATCGGTATAGTTTTTAATTTCTCTATACCAATTGATCTTCAAAGAGGCGGGACAAATAATTAAAACCTTCTTGGATTCAACTTCCAAAGATGCAATTACTGTTGAGGTTGTTTTTCCAAGACCCATATCGTCAGCCAATATAAACTTATCATTAGAAACCAATTTTTCGATTGCGATTTTTTGGTGTTCCATAGGTGGTCGGACAGAATACTTATCATAGTCTATTTTTACCTCTTTTTGTTTCTTCAACAAACTGGCTTTTGGTAAATAGAAGTCGTGTAAATCTTCACTTTCAAAAAACTTCCCCCACACATGAAACGCCTTATCACCCTCAACCAATAGTTTTTCAATATAAACTTGTTTTGGTGGTTCGGATAATAATTTATCAAGAAATATTTTCTCTGAAAAATAAAAATCAATATCAACCCACTTTCTGGCGACCTTTGGGGTTTTGTCGTGGTTTTCTAAAATATATGTCGCTTGGTTTTTGGAGATCTTAAAGTTCTTTTGATTTTTTGAACTTTTTTTTAATTTCAGGATATAATTATTGGAACCTTCATAGGTGTCCAAAATTGACATCGCCTTAACTTCAGGCAAATTATGTGTCTTGGATGTTTTTTCTCCCATAACGTAATAAAAAATAGTTTATTTTTGTGTATTTATCAATAATATGAAAGACCTGATCAAAAAAATATTAAAAGAGGAAACATCAGATCTCAAACCCGCATTGATTAAAGCATTCTATGGTTTCATGGAAATGGAGACACAAGGTTATGAGATTTATGTTGATATTCCTGAAAACAGATTTAGATACAATCCTGAGTCCATTTGGATCATCAATCCAAAGACCAAAGGATGGATTATAGGATTACTAAAATCAGGAAAACTTTGGTATTATGGCCCACTTTACGACAATTTTTTAAATTGGTTTAATGAGGAACGTTCTGTATTTGAACAACTTATAAGGATGTGGGTGGAGGACGTTCTCAAAAGAGGGGTATTAACAATTCCGGTCCCAATGCCGGCAGCGATCCGTTCGGTGGGGGACGTTCTCAAAAGAGGGATATTAACAACACGGTTTCACTTCGCTCCAGGGGACGACCGGGTGGAAGACGTTCTCAAAAAAGGAATTAAAATATCATGAAAGACCTAATCAAGAAAATATTAAAAGAGGAAACATCGGATATCAAACCGTCTTTGATCAGAGCATTCTATACTTTCATGGAGATGGAAATGGAGGGTTATAACATTTATGTAGATACTCCTGAAAATAGATTTGAATACAATCCTGAATCCATTTGGATTATAAATCCAGACACTAAAGGATGGATTATAGGATTTAAAAGGTTCGGAAAACTTTGGTATAACACTCAACTTTACGAAAATTTTTTAATTTGGTTTAAGGAGGACAAATCTGTATTTGAACAACTTATAACGATGTGGGTGGAGGACTTTCTAAGAAGAAAAGTGTCAACAATACGAATGATTTACACCGATATGAATCCCGAGGTGGAGGACGTTCTCATTACAGGAATTGAACTACAATGAAAGACTTAATCAAAAAAATTTTAAAAGAGGAAACAGAAGAGGTATTGGTAATACCGGGTTTTAATATTTTTCTTGATGGTGAAGAAGGATTACTTAATTTTTTGAGAAAATACGGTCATAAAAAATGGTCATTTAATGATGATTTAGATTTTTTCAACAGAAAAATTCTTGTAACTCTTTTTGATAACCCTGAAGACCTAAAATATTTAAATAATTTGGTTGATGTTTATGGTGAACTTGATCTTTATAGGGTTAAAGATTTAAAAAGTTTAAATAATTTAAAACGTGTGTATGGTAATATGGATATTCGTGGAACTTCAATCACATCGTTAGATAGTTTGGAATATGTTGAAGGTGCTTTAAGGGTTAATTCAAAACTTATTGAACCAATTCTTGAACGAATAAAGTCAGGGAAACTTAAAGTTGAGGAACTATATCATTATTTCGACCAAGTACCACTACCCGAATAAAAAACTTATTTTCAATATTTATAGTGTATGAATAGAAAAGTACCTATAAACAGGCTTTCAAAATTTTTTGGTGATAAAGATTTTTCTTTAGAATTAGAGATGGGTCAAGAATGGCTCTATGGTGATATGAACTTTACATTAGTTTTATATCAAATAGATCAGTCCAAAACAAAAAAAAGTAATGTTTACGGTGAAGTAGAAGAAGATGGAATTGTTTATAAAACACCCGTTGAATTCAAAGGTTATGTAAGAGTTATGGAACCCCAAAATGAAAACTTGGGATCCACCAAACTCAGAAACTTAGAACCTGGAAATATTCAAATATCTGTTTATATTTCAGAACTTGAAGAGTTGGGTATAGACATAAAATATGGTGATTATATCGGTTATTATGAAACCGAATCAAGAGTCAGATATTATACTGTAGTAAACGACGGAAAAGTAACTTCAGACAATAAACACACTTACGGAGGGGTATATCCTTATTATAGGACAATTATTGCTTCACCCGTTAAGGACAACGAATTTAGAGGAAACTGATGGGATTTCCAAAGAAGATAAAGAAGAAAATTGACTTAGTTCCTGATAAGATACTTCTTGATAGGAGGGAACAACTTTTGGATTATATTACAGAAGATGGAACTTATCTTCCCAAAAGTATTCTACACGAAGATCTTGATTTGGGAATGTTGGAGTTTGTGAAGAATGATCTTTCAACCGTTGTGTCAGGAAAAAAAATACCCACCATTGATATTATCATTACGACTCAGAATTGGGCACAATTTGCTGAAACTTGGAATTTTACGGATTTAGATGAAAATATAAATCCACCCTTTATCGCTACTGTTAGAAACCCTGATGTAAAATTCGGAACCAATCCGGCTCTGAAATATAACATTCCAAACAAAAAAATGTTTTATTATGCCAAGGTTCCAACGTGGGATGGAAACAGAAAAGGTATGGATATTTACAAAATACCTCAACCTGTTCCTGTTGATATAACATTCAATGTCAAGATTTTTTGTAATAGAATGACTGAGTTGAATGCATTTAACAAAGTCGTTGTTTCTAAATTTGCTTCACGACAGGCTTATACATTTATTAAGGGTCACTATATTCCGATTATATTAGAAAATGTTTCGGATGAATCTGTTTTGGATTTGGAAAAAAGAAAGTACTATATTCAAGATTATAGTTTTACAATGCTTGGGTTTTTGATTGATGAAAAAGAGTTTGAGGTCTATCCAGCCATTAATAGAATCCTTCAGATGGTTGAGGTGGTCCCTCCAAAAAGAAAGAGGCAAAAATTTGTTGTTCCTGATTTAAGAGATTCTAACTTTTCTTTTTCTTACTTAAATGGGCTTACAACTTTAAGTCAAAAATTTGATTTCAATGCCGATCTGACCTTTGGTGATTTAATCAATGTTGAAAGTTACTATGTCTACGTCAATAATGAATATTTTGGTGAAAACTCTCCTTTAGTTTTTGTAAATAATGGTGATATTGTTTCGATTACCATTAGGAAGGTGGACGATAATGAAGATAGTAAAATTATGGTGACATCAAAGTTGATTTGATCATTCACCATATATGTCTTTCTTTTTTTTACAATTATCCGTAATTAATTTTTCCACAAATTTGTGTATTTTAATACCATTCTTCATACAGTAATTTTTTAATACTAAATGATGTTCTTCTGATATTTTTATATTCTTCATGTAGAAAATATACGTTAATGACGTATTAAATCAAGGATAAAAAAAGAAGAAAAAATTATCTTTTTTTGAAAATTTGTTTTGTAACCCCATTCTTTTGAGATTTTCCATAATATTTATGAAAAAATAAAAGTAAAGAATTTTTAATCAAAAAATGGCAACAGCAAATTCAGTATTCGTATCTCCTGGAGTATATACTTCAGAACGAGACTTATCATTTGTGGCTCAAAGTGTTGGTGTTACCACATTAGGTCTCGTCGGTGAGACTTTACAGGGACCCGCGTTTGAACCCGTCTTCATCAGAAATTTCGATGAATTCCAATTGTATTTTGGAGGAACCAATCCAACCAAATTTGTAAACACTCAAATCCCAAAATATGAAGCGGCTTATATAGCTAAAGCATATCTTCAACAATCTAATCAACTTTTTGTAACAAGAATTTTGGGTCTTTCGGGATATGATGCTGGACCATCTTGGTCTATCAAAACAATATCTAATCCCGATGTGAACACCATAGGTCTTTCTTCTGACTTGGGCACCTTTGGTTTCACTTTCGTCGGTACAACAGCATCAACCACTAGTATAACTATCACTCTTTCAGGTGGTGGTGCTAGTTCTTATATTTCAAGTGTCACTGGAAACACTGTAACTTTTGCAGATGGTACAAGTTCTACTATCTTGGATGAACTTGAGGGTTTTGCTTTTGATGTTATTTCCGATAATACTTTATCTGGTGATACAGCATATGTATATGGTTCTTTATCTGCCGGTACGTTCAACGCTCTCACCGCTGCTGGTTTCACTGAACTCGTCAATGTTTTTGGTTGTGATAATCTGAACGAGTCAAGTGCTGATTTAACAGCAGTTAGTAATGACACTTGGTACTACGGTTTGTTTGAGTTGACAAATAATACATACTCAGGTCTTTCATTCTCTTCTCGTATTTCGACTCTTGTAACCAATGGTACAGGTTCGTATACAGGAACTTGTGTTGGTTTTGTGAACTCCTATACCGCTGACACTTATTCTGATTCACATGATTTGATCGTGGGTACATTCAGATCTCGAGGAGTTTCTCAATACACCGATAATACTAATCCTACTTATGAGGTTACAGGAACTACCGATGTTGTTATGTTAGACAACTTGGATGGTATTTCACAAAATCCTTTCAACAATTTCACAGTTTCTGGTATTACCAAAGATTCTGTCACCTTCAGTTTCCAAACTTCTTTCCAATCATCGAATACCGACTTTGTCGGAAAAGTATTTGGTAGATCTAACTTTAACAAAGATAGAACCGAGGTTCCTTTGTTCATCGAGGAGGAATATTCAGGTCTTTTAGCGACACTTTACAACCAAGGTAAAGTTAGAGGTCTCTCTACAAGTTTGGTGTCGTTCGATTCCGCTCAAAGTTTGGATCCTAACACTATCGGTTGGTACTGTGAACAATATCAGACACCCGCGACACCTTACGTGGTTTCAGAACTGCGTGGTGATATAGTGGAAAGATTGTTCAGATTTATTTCAATTTCTGACGGAAACAATGCAAATAGACAAATTAAGATTTCTTTGGTCAACATGTCTTTCGCAAACAATAACTTTGACATTTTAGTTCGTGATTTCTACGACACAGATGAAAATCCTGTTGTTTTAGAGAGATTTGCAAACTGTACGATGAATGTTTCAAGTCCGAGCTACATCGCTCAGAAAGTCGGAACAGCTAATGGTGAATATGAGTTGAAATCTAAGTACATCATGCTCGAATTAGTGGAGGGTCACCCAGTTGACGCACTTCCTTGTGGATTCGAAGGTTATATTTCGAGAAATTACTCAACAAATATTTCACCTTTCTTGGTCTATAAAACACAATACTACACACCTGGTCAACTTGTTTATACCCCTCCATTTAACATTCCTGTACTAACAGCGGGTGGTGGAGCTTCTAATGTAAGAAGTTCGGGAGATAAGGTAAGAAGAACTTACTTGGGTATTTCGAATGTACAAGGATTCGATGCTGACTTCTTCTCCTACAAAGGAAAACAATTACCTGACAATATAGCTACTGACACCACCTCGGCAGATTGGAACTACCTAACTCAAGGTTTCCATATGGATGTTAATGCAAGTGCAATTACAATACCAAGTACTTACGTCACTTCAGGTCAAACAGCTTACCAATGTGGTGTTGCTACCTTCCAAGCAGAACCAACATCTTCATCAAGTCCATACTATAAAATTTTCTCACGTAAATTTACTATTTTACCGGCAGGTGGTTTTGACGGGTGGGACATCTACAGAGAATACAGAACTAACGCGGACGCTTACCAACTCGGAGATACAAAATATCTTCTTGGGGCCGCAGCAACGGCTCAATTCCCTGACGCGTCAGGATGGGGAGCATTCAAGAAAATTACCGATGGTGAAAACACAGAGTGGGCGAATACTGACTACTACGCTTACCTCAAAGGTTTCCAAACATTCAATAATCCAGCGTCTGTCAACATCAACGTATTTGTAACACCGGGTATTGATTATGTAAATAACTTAGCTTTGGTACTAGACGCTATTGATATTGTAGAACAGGATAGAGCTGACTCGATTTACATTACCACTACACCCGATTATGAAATGTTTGTGTCATCCACCTCGAATCCTGATGACTTCATCTACCCAACAGATGCGGTGGTTAATTTAGAGGACAGTGACATCGATTCGAACTATACCGCTACATACTACCCTTGGATTTTGGTAAAAGATAGTGTGAACAATACAAATCTTTGGATCCCACCAACATCTGAGGTTGTAAGGAACTTAGCTCTTACCGACAACATTGCTTTCCCTTGGTTTGCATCGGCGGGTTACTCGAGAGGTTTGGTTAATGCGGTCAAAGCAAGAAGAAAACTCACACAAGAAGATAGAGACATCCTTTATCAAGGAAGAATCAACCCGATCGCAACATTCTCTGATGTGGGTCCTGTGATTTGGGGTAATAAAACTCTCCAAGTTCGTGAGTCGGCACTTGACAGAATCAACGTAAGAAGATTGTTGTTACAAGCTCGTAAGTTGATTTCAGCGGTTGCTGTGAGACTTCTCTTCGAACAAAACGACCAACAAGTTAGACAAGACTTCTTGGACGCAGTCAATCCAATCTTGGATGGTATAAGAAGGGACAGAGGTTTGACGGACTTCAGAGTGACGGTTTCAAGTTCTCCTGAAGATATTGATAGAAACCAATTGACTGGTAAGATTTACATCAAACCAACAAGATCTTTGGAATTTATTGACATCGAATTTGTAATCACACCAACAGGTGCATCATTCGAAAATATCTAAACAACTATTTAATAAAAGGGGGAGAAAAGGTCTCCCCCTTTTTTAAAAAATGAAACTACTACGAAAAATAATATCAGAATATGTAGAGGAAAAAGTCCTCTCTGAAGGTTTTGATGAAGACTTGACCCCTGATTCAAAGTATTACGCTTTTGATTGGGACGACAATATTGTTTATATGCCGACCAAAATATTGGTTTTATCTGATGACAATAGAGAGGTAGGTATGGGTAGTGAAGATTTTGCAAAATACCGTGAACAAATCGGAAAAGAACCCTTTATTTATCACGGACTCACTATTGTTGGTTTTGCAAAAGATCCTTTTAGACATTTCTCAGTTGCTGGTGATAAACAATTTGTAATTGATGCACTTACCGCACCTCCCGGTCCGTCGTGGAACGACTTTGTAGAGTGTTTAAATGGAGGATCTATATTTGCAATTATTACAGCAAGAGGTCACTCACCAAAAGCGATCCGAGAAGCTTGTAAAAATTATCTTCTGATGAACTACAATGGTTTGAATGGAAATGTTTGTTACGAAAATTTAAAAAAATATCGTGAATTAACAGGTGAAGTTACAAACTCTTCAAAAACCCAAATGATAGACGAATACCTTAATTTGTGTAAATTTTATCCAGTGACATATGGAGAGGGAAGTGCTCAAAATCCGGAACAAGGTAAAATAAATGCATTAAGAGAATTCATAGGATATGTAAAAGAAATGTCTGCAAAATTAAACAACAGAGCATTTTTCAAGAATGATGTAAAGAATTTTTTTGTACCCCAAATAGGATTTTCTGATGACGATCTTAGAAATATAGAAAAAATCAAAGGATTTCTAGAAAAAGAATATCCAGAAGAGAGTCCAGTAAAAGTTTTTGCAACACATGGAGGACAAAAAAAAGAAATAAAATAGAAATTATAATATTTATAATTAAAATAAACAACCTAGTGAACTAACTAGATAAAGAAATAAAATAAACTGAATAAAAGTAAATAGAAAATATGGCAGACTTACTAATGAAAATGCCGGTTCCTTATGAACCCAAAAGAAAAAATAGATTTATCCTCAGATTTCCTTCATCTTTGGGTATAAATGAGTGGTTTGTTGAGTCAACCTCAAGACCAAAAATAACTATCAATTCCGTTGCTATTCCGTTTTTGAATACTGAAACGTATGTTGCCGGTAAATTCAATTGGGACACTATTAACGTCACCTTTAGAGACCCGATTGGACCGTCAGCAGCTCAAGCACTGATGGAGTGGGTTAGATTACATGCGGAGTCCGTTACAGGTCGTATGGGTTATGCTGCGGGTTACAAAAAGGATATTGACCTTGAACTCTTAGACCCAACCGGTGTTGTGGTTGAAAAGTGGATCCTACAAGGTACGTTCCTTACTGATGTTAACTTTGATTCATTGGGGTATGGCGAAGACGGTCTTGCTACTATTACCGCAACACTTCGTCCTGATAGATGTATCCTTGTTTATTAAGTTTATAATTATATATTTGTAAGAGATATTGACTTTATTATATTTCAGTTTATTTTAACCTCGGAGCCAATCTCCGAGGTTTTTTATTATGGACACTTCAAAAATTTACGGACAAGAAAATTTCAACTTACCACACGATGTGGTTCCATTACCTTCACAAGGTAAATTTTATG